ATCCATCTTGAGAATTGAGAGCACTGTCCTTTTATGTTATGGATTGGTCACATTATCGTGACACGGCTGTACTTTGGAACATGGACATGGTGGTCCATCGCACCAGATTTACCCAAAAAATATCGAAAGGTGTACGCGTTTCATGTTCTGTGTGACATTTTGAGTCACACCGGAAAATGGTCCATAGAACCATTGTATCCATTAGACCTGACCATTCACGGTATATGGGACCCAGTTGACTGGGCGTGAGTCCAACGGGCTGTGAGTCCAACGGGCGAAGCCCGTTGTCAATTGCCCTTGACCCTTGAGCTTAAAAATAAAATATAACATTTCTCCAGGAGCGCTCGAGCTTCTTGATGACCACACATTACGTGCTTGATTTGAACGTAGCCCGAGCAGCGTATAAAACCTGGAACTCTCTGTTCCCCAAGGTGACCCCATACTATGCCATCAAGTGCAACCCCGACCCTCTCATCATTCGAGCATTGGCAGAACTTGGATGCGGATTCGACTGTGCCAGCCCCAGAGAGGTTGATGCCGTCCTCCAAGTGGATCCAAACGGACACGAACGAATCATCTACGCCAACCCATGCAAACGACCCGACGACATACAGTACGTTGCACGAAAGGAGATTAAGAGGACGACGTTTGACTCGATTTGCGAAATTGAAAAAATGGCTCAGAACGCTCCGGATATGGAACTGGTTCTTCGGATACGCGCCGACGACCCAACAGCAGTATGCACCCTTGGAAATAAATACGGAGCTGGAGAATCCGATTGGTACACTCTCATCGAACGCGCAAGACATCTGGGTCTTGTACTCACTGGTGTGAGCTTCCACGTCGGATCAGGGGCGCGTTCGACTCGGGCGTACGCGGACGCTATTTATACAGCGGCGCGCGCCATCGACGTGCTCAAAGAGTATGGGTTTGATCCAAAGCTCGTGGATATCGGTGGTGGATTTTCATCCGCCATGGATCTTGAAGAGGCGGCTGAATACATCAATGACGCTCTGAAAGAAACCGGATTGGATCAGTACGAGGTTATTGCTGAACCGGGTCGATTTTTTGCAGAAAATGTAGCGACGCTTTACACACCAGTCATTGGTGTGAAGAATGGTGCTGTAACTATCGACGAGTCACTGTACGGCGCATTCAACTGCATTCTGATGGACCACGCCGAGCCCGAGCCCGAGGTGGATGATTCAGTCGAACTCGAAAACGTCACGCTGTTTGGAAGCACGTGCGACGGTGCAGATATAATTGCCCGAAGCATCGCTTTGCCGTGCGGGCTTAAAGTGGGGGACATGCTGACGTGGAAACGCATGGGAGCGTATACGATGGCGGCGACGACAAACTTTAACGGTATTCCATTTAATCAAAGGCAGATGGTTTACATGAATGTCTAATAGGCGGAGGGGTGCCCGAGTCAACGCCTCCTTCGCCACGCCTCCTTCGGGTCAAGAAGAAACCTCCGGCTCGCCGTCATCTGAAAAGTCGATGATGAACGCATTTGCTGAATCTTCACTCCGCCCCTCTGGAATGTCCGTCTCCCACCCCACAAACACCACCATCAATTGGTTCCCGTGACCGTCTAACCACTTATCCTCCTCCTCGAACAAATTCCACAGGATACACCTCTGTGGGTCATGCTTCGCTTGAATCGTTCCATCCTTGCACACAATGTACGTCTCGCTCCGCACTGGAAAATCTTCGTACTTTGCGCCGTAGTGGGGAGAATTCACGTGAACCATAAGCTCCGCCTTGAACACGAGTCCGGGACGCTTGAGAGTCGTCATTTTGAATTTTTGGGTTTCTTTTTCTGCTTGTCCTGGACAACACGCGTATTTTCTTTTGACTGACGGAGCTCGGTTGCACGTACCGCCTTTTGTGAGTACACAGAAAAATCGCTCTTTTTACGAGCCGAGTTTCGCTTACGATCACGAGCAGAGTCTTCCATTTTTAATTCCTTTCCACCGCAGGTGGAAAGTCCTCGACGGGTCTGGCAAACAAGTCGCGAAGCGACTTGGTCTTTACTTTGAGACGAGTCCATGCTTTATATTTGGATACTTAGAATCTTCCTGGAGACCGAGATAGTACCCAGGCTGCTGAATACCGAAAAACCTGTACACGAACATACCGATGAGAATCCAAGCGAGGAGGAAGATCCCCCACGATTGAGCTCCTTTGAGTTTGAGGGCGTACCCTACGAGTCCTGACCCTGCAAAGGCGAGAAGCCAATTCCACAGCGTCAAGTCGAGTACTTTCATTAAGTTATATCAAGTTTTTTCTCCTTTGCCACGGAGTCGGTCGGGCTTCTTGGACTTTTTACATGCTCTTATTACTCGGACTTTCCGTACATTCTGGACACACCCTGCAGACGAGCCAGGATCATGAGCACGATGACGGACAGGAGGGTCGTGAAGATGGCGCTCAACAGGTAGTAGCTGCCGCCGTTCTTGCTGACGTTCACCAGCTGGGAGATGGTCCAACGGATCACATCCATCCACGCGATGGCGGTCGCGAAGAAGAAACCCGCGGAGACGGAGGGGGCAAAAGTGCCTGCTGCTGTGGATACAATTCCGGACATTTTACTTTATCTGGAGAAAAAAGATTCGAGAACGAATGGTTTTACTTCCAGTGGGTCCATCAGGTGTCCGAAGGACACCATCGCCGCGCAGCGGTCTGGGAGTCCTGAGAATGAAGGTCTTCGCCCTTCGATCATTCAGAGTCAAAAAAGTAGTACCCTGGACCGATGTCGACGTACGGCAATGGATCCTCCTCCTCGTCATCATCCTCGTAATCCTCCTTCTGGAGAATCACAGAGTACTTGACTCTCGGGACCAACTCATCCTCCGACTCTTCCTCATCCTCAAAGAGTTCATACATACTCTTCCATTGCTTTATTGACTGCATTCTTCAACGCATCTTCTGCTGGACTCTCTGGTTCCCATGCTTCCCATGTATCGGCACACTCGTTCATCTTGATTGCGTATTCGTTGTCTGTGCCTTCGTACCTGGTCCACCGATCCTCTTCTTCCTCTTCGTCCTCCTCCTCGTTCTCCTCCTCTTCGTCTGACTCTTCGTCGTAGAGCTCTGGAAACAGGGACCCAATCTGTTTGCCTGTGACTGTCCTGGCAGCGTACATGAGCCCGTAGCACATGTCCTGAGCCACGACACAATCACGCCCGGTCGCCTTGGCGTAGTGAGCAGCGAGAACGACGGACGACTCCATCACGGGTAGAAATATGTCCATTATCGATTTCTCCATTAATCACAAGTACTTGTTAGCCTTTAAGACGAGTACTTAACTATGAAGGTGTCATAAAAACCACTGTTTGTCAAAGTTTCAAACGTACTTCCATCTGCGTTGTAAACTGTGACCGGATTATATTCATAAACCCCTGTGACGTACACATTTCCAGAAATGTCAAATGAAATACCGTATCCAATATCACTAGTTGTACCTCCGATACGCGTCGCCCATTGAGCCATTCCAGACGTGTTATATTTGACTACAAAGACGTCATAAAAACCACTGTTTGTCAACGTTTCAAACGTACTTCCATCTGCGTTATAAATTGTAACCATATTAGAATCATATGCTCCCGTGACGTACGAATTTCCAGAACCGTCAACTGAAATACCGTCCCCAGTGACGTTACCTGAACCAGCAATACGTGTCGCCCATTGAGCTATTCCATATGTATTATACTTGACTATATAGGCATTATTAATTCCAGAATTCAACAAAGTTCCAAATGTACTTCCACCTGCATTGTAAATTGTAACCGGATTAGAACCATAGTACCCCGTGACGTAAGAATTTCCAGCTCTATCAACTGAAATATCATACCCAGGGTCGTTACCTGTACCACCAATATGCGTCGCCCATTGAGCGGTTCCAGACGTGTTATACTTTACTATAAAGGCGTCATAAGAACCACTGTTTGGCAAAATTCCAAACGTACTCGTATCTGCGTTATAAATTGTAAGAATAATAGAATTATAATACCCGGTGACGTACACATTTCCATCTCTATCAACTGAAATACCGTATCCAATATCAATAGTTGAACCAGCAATACGCGTCGCCCATTGAGCTGTTCCAGACGTGTTATATTTGACTACAAAGACGTCAACAGAACCACTGTTTACCAAAGTTCCAAACGTACTTCCATCTGCGTTGTAAATTGTAGCCGGATTAGCACCATAGGTTCCCGTGACGTACACATTTCCAGAATCGTCAACTGAAATACCGTATCCATACTCGATAATTGCATCAGCAATACGCGTCGCCCATTGAGCAGTTCCAGACGTGTTATACTTGACTATAAAGGTGTCACTAAAACCACTGTTTACCAAAGTTCCAAACGTACTTCCATCTGAATTGTAAATTGTAACCGGATTAGAATCATAATACCCCGTGACGTACGAATTTCCAGAATCGTCAACTGAAATACCATACCCAGCGTCTACAGTTGAACCAGCAATACGCGTCGCCCATTGAGCGGTTCCAGCCTTGTTATACTTTACTATATAGACGTCAAAAGAACCACTGTTTACCAAAGTTCCAAATGTAGTTCCATCTGCATTATAAATTGTAGCAGGATTAGGACCATAAATCCCTACGACGTACGAATTTCCAGAACCGTCTACTGAAATTTCGCTCCCAATCTCATCACCTATACCTCCAATACGCGTCGCCCATTGAGCGCTCCCTGCAGTAGGAAGGGTGCTTAACTCTCCAAGTCCAGCTAGTGTAGTACCACCTTCCTGAACTGTATCAAACAGTGACGTTGCCGCACCGTCTGCAATCCGAACGACGTTGTGCGTCACGGCGTAGACCCGAATCTGGCGTGAATATGCACACGATGACAGTTCGAGTGTGTGCATCTGGCGTGTCATTGTGGACATGTTCACGGATCCAGTGGGTTGCGTCGGGTGTTCGGGGTCCAGTGCGAATGTGTACATGTAAAACTGCCGATCAGGTACACGTGTGTGATTCTCAAGCCCCTGAATTGTTCGAAGGAACAGAGGTGTTCCAATCTCGACAGGGATGACGTCGACGCCGTTAAACTGGAGACGCAACGAAACGAGCTGTTCGGCTCCGATGTTCGTATAGTCATAGGCGGCTGATCCGTCCGTCTGGATAACCCAATACAGTTCCTTGACCGGTCGTGTAAACTCAGTCAGGAATGACGACTTTGTGATGTTTGCACCTACTGTAAACTGTAGACTCTGAATCGTATGGGTAAGGTAATCGATCTTTGCTGTTTTGAAATAGTCACGTTCGGCTTTGGTCACGTACACGTAATCGACAAACAGATTGACATTGATAGCTGCTGTCCAATTTAGGGTTGAAAACTCTTGACTGGCTCGAAACTTGACACGAAACACCGGTGCTTTATCGAGTGCACACAGGGGCAAATTGAGCCGAAAAGGCATGCGAATGTAGTACGCCGACAGATTACTCGTCAGACCCTTGCCGACGAGTGTCGTCAGAACCGGTTGCTTCCCAGTCGTGACGGTGAGATCATTCATGAGTTCGAGCGATTCGCCGTAGTGACGCTCGAGGAGGTCATTCTCGTACCGGAGTTCGACAAACTCAATCATGCGCGTGCCTGTCGAATCGTCGACTGAAGCTGCGACGGGCCAATCGACCCGGAGGTACATGTTGCCAAGAGCCACGTCACCCACTTTGGCGATCCATATCGAAATGTCATCGCCAAAGTGAACATCTTTTGGGAATTGAAGGCGTGTCACCTGGTGTGAAAACTGAGCCGGTGGGCCTGTCGAGGAATCCATTCCTCTTCTACTTTACGAGTCGAAAATAAGTCCGCCGATTCCGCCTTGGATGGCGAGAAGATTGAACACTTTAGAGAACACTTGAAGTTTTACATTCGAGGGGGCTGCTGATACCAACGTGACGTCTACGTATTGTTCAGCGACACGCGACATGTTCACGGTTCCAGATGGTGCAAGTCGCTCTGGGTCCCAAGAAACAGAGTACACACAGACATTGCTCGACGATGGCATGCTCGTGTGCGCTTCGAACGCTCGAATGTATCGTGTCATGATTTGATCGTCATCGACGAGGATTTCGTTATTCAGACGGAATACAACATGGTTGATAACGCCTGGAGAATCGACCGTGATCCAAAACTCACGAACCGGTCCACGTACGTCGAGTCGAAAAGACCCTTCTGTTTGCCCCTGGAGAATCGTAAACTCATTGACTATTGTTTGACCGTACAGGTTTTGTGAACGTGGTGGGGCTGGTTCGTCAAAGGTTTCATACTTGATAATCATGCTTGACGCGAGTGTTCCCGCCATTGTCAAAGGATTATACTGAATAAAATCTTGATATGTCGCGTTTGGATCAGGCGAGTCATCGAATTCTACAATGTAAATATATCTTGAACCTACGACAAACCTCATACCTTGTATTGTAAGTCTATATGTCGGATCTGTATTAAGAACATTTGTACGGTGAGTAAGAAGTGATATGTTTGGATGAGAACCATCTGAAGCGTTAATTGTTCCATCTGGGCGAAAGTCAATCCATTCCCAAGAATTTACATCATTAAAAGGTTTTGTTGTATCATATTTGTGCCATGTTGTCACTCTTGAAAAATCAGTAATTGGAAAGATGGCGCTTTGTTCAACAAAGTTTGTGAAAAAATACATATATTTACCATCAAAACCAACAGCTTGACTAAATTCAAAATCATTCGCACGAATTAACGTATCTCCTGTGAAATATTCCCAAGACGATTGTTGAAAAATTGATAGTGTGGTGTCATATCGTGAAAAGGTTCCATTTGAACCACGTACAGAACTTGAACCCATGTATAGGTATCTCCCATCAGATAACATCAAGGAGTTGTACAGTGGATTTGGAGAAAATGTACCAGCGTCTGTAAATAGATATCCGCCGCTAAGTGTATCCCACTGTGCTATGTATGGAGATACTGTTGCAAAATAGATATATCGACCATCGAATACAGGCTTGAAGTAATAATTCGTATTTGTAAGTTGTTGTGCATCAAAAATACCAGGAAAAGCATCTTTCACAGATATCGGGGAGCCTGTGGCGGGACCTGAAGGTAAAAGAATAATTTGATATGAAGCCGATGAGTTAAAATCGCCAGTCGAATCATATTGTAGCCATATTAAATTACTATGAAGATTAATTGCTGGTATATGTGCGGCACCTGTGAGTGTAGCAGTTGCATACGTCAACGTTCCAACGACAGTGACATTTAAACCAACTTGCGTCATTGAAGAAATTACGCTGCTCGATGGAAATATAGTTGGACCGGCAACAGATGTAGTTGACCCATATGTAGCCCAGAATGTTTGTAGAGCTGCTTGGTCAGCTGGAGACAACGGAGCTGTTTTATTGTAAAACCGATATGTAACGGTCCATATTGTTTGCGTTCCATCAACTGTACCGCTCACCAAACTCGTAAACGTTGACCCAATGATATAATAATTTACTGCATATTGCAAGTACACGTAGCGAGCGTCACTGAGTACAGTAATAATTGTGTTATTTGCATCGCCATATGGGATGACTGGAAATACAGAAAAAACACCTACCGTACTCGTCGTCCATGGGGTTGTGCTCGCTGCAAGCACGGTATTTAAATCTGCTCTTTTGAGATACGGACCTGCTGATCTGTATATGGTTCCGCCGTTTACAGTTATAAACGAACCACTGTAAGCACCTCCCGGCGTCCATTTATAAAATGTTCCGGTATCTTCGTTATAAAATCGAAATGAAGAATCAGACTGCAATGGACCCATGATGACGTAGTTTTTCCAGCCGATAACCGACTGTACATTGAAATTATTTATACCATCAGCTGTAATAGCTTGAAGGTTTGATGTTACATACGAAGCTCCATCTAAAAACCCGTTTGTTGTGATTAAATTCGAAGGAAGATTTTCAAATTTTTCATACTCAATGTCGATTCGGACATCCTGATTGTAAAGTGCTTTCATGTTCAGTTTGTCGGTGTTAAATGTCAAACGCGTATAGTATTCTCTCGGTGCATACACTGGTGACGTGTCATTTTTGCCTTCCAGAATCGTAAGACCTGCCTGATTTTCATAGGCGACGCCGAGGTCATCCTCGATGATGAGTCTTTCACTCGTGAGTTTATCAATCGTCTGACCACCGATGAGAAGCGTCGCGCTCTTGACGAGCCTACATGCGACTGAATCGACGTATGAAAACCCGACGTCAGGGGGTGGTGTGAACCCTCGGATCCACCCCGCCTGATAGAGTGTAAATGGAGCTGTAATGACACCATTCACAAATCTGTACGCCTTGAACCCCCCTGTTGTCACAAAATCAAACGACCGTGGATCAAACCCCCAAAAAACACCGCTCATGTCATCTGGGAAATAAATGTAATCGTACACTGTCGATGTGAACACAAACTTGATAAGTGAAGCGTCGTACGCCACGTCTATGTTGGCTGTTCCTACGAAATTTGTCGTCCATGCAATCTGGAACTGTGTGTTAAAGTATCCGACAAAATCCCCGGGCTGGATAGCGACGGTTCCATTTGGGATGTACACGGCACCATACACCTGGTCTGTGTACAAGGGATACACATATCCAGGTCCTAAGGGTTCATATAATGCCGGTAAAGTTGAACGAAGGGTAAATCGTTTCGAAAAGTCACCTTTTGTCGGAAGCCTACAAGTCGATGTATCGCCGTAGTACACTGCAGTCTGGTCAAATGGAACTTCGTACGAATATGCCATAAAGTTTTTTGGTTTCTCGTACTTGACCTCAAAGTAGGTTCTGTTTGGGTGTTCTGACAACCACTGGTCTTCGTGACCATGTCCAGCCAGCAAAATTTGTGATGCTGACATACTACTCTATCACAAGAAAACATTCAGCGCGTGTTTCACGTGCGGAAAAAACCCAGTATACCATTAGGAAATGACCAATTTGCAGCTCAAAAAGTTTG